TATTTGAACCTTTTGAAGAAGCTAAAATTGAATGATTATGAAAGAAAAAGAAGAACTTGTTATTGTAAAGAAATTTACTTATAATGGTAAAGAACAATTTGCTGTTCAACAAAAAGCAGCTAATGGTAATTATTATACAGCTATTATAACGATAAACGGAAAAAGTGTAGCCGCTGTATATGATAAAGAAAATGATGCTAAAAGAATGTGTAATTTATTAAAGAAATTGTTATGATATTACCTATTATTGTTATTGCTATTATTGGATATATAATAGCTAAAGTGTTTATTAGAGAAGATGATACTGAACAAGAACAATCTAATAAATTTGGTTTTGGTATTTTGATTGGAATAATATTATTTATTTTGTTTATTGTTTGGAGAATAGGAGAAACTAATTGAAATGAAAAGAATAATAGATATTATATTTGTCGGTGTTGTGATTGTTGCTATTATAGCTGGAGTTATTGATGATAACGAATATAGTTGTCGATATAACGACTTATTTTAAGGCTCTCTGACGCATGATTGTCAAAAATCAATACAAACTATCATGCTAATATAGAAAATGCAACAGATGGCAAATCTGTAAGCGAGAAGGCATAGTAACGAATAGTTATGAATGTGAGTAGTAGTAGGCGGATGACTGGTTATTAACTGGTTGTCCGCCTATAATTTTTTCAATTACTCCATCTTCAATATTAGCAATAATTCTATCAAGTATATTAATACGAAAATGCCCATAAGGAGCGGCACGATTATTATCATGTCATTCCCTACGGGCAAGTTTCAGCGAGATATTATTCTCTTATCCATTCACCTATTTCTTTAACAGGTATAACAGATAAAGCATTATCTCCAAGTTTATAATAACTGTTATTATCAGGCAATTCAATAATACGTTGTATATTACGATATATAGGTATATTTCTACCAATTATAACTTTAAGTTTATTTTCTCCAGCATAACGACCAGTCATATATTCTTGATTAACATCATTATTTAATAATGTTTGAACTGCAAAACCTAATGTTTTAAGTAAGTCATTACCGCTACTCCATATAGCAACAGGACTAGACCAAAGTTTTTCACCTTCACTAGCAAGACCAATAGGAGTAAATGCAAATGCTTCTGAAGCAAGTCTATCAGCATGATACATTAATAAGCTATACCAAATACTTTCTTCATTATCTTTATCACCTCCAACTATTGCAGTCAAAGCAATTGCACTAACTACAGCAGCACCTGTATAAACAAAATCAGCATAAGCACGTCTAATATTAGCACGTTCATTTTCTGATAATAGATTATAATTAAGTTTAATATGAGTAATAAAATTAATAGCATTTTTACAATATTCTTGTATAGCTTGTAGTGTATCAAGTTCTTCTTGACTGCGTTTATATTTAGTTAAATGATAAGGAGTATTAATAAATTGCATAAGACTATTATAAGCACCTTTTTCAATAGTTTCTAATACTTCATCATAATAACCATGTCGTCTATATTTTTTCTTAAATCCAGGATATAGATGTTTATGGAATTGCATTACAATGCCACCCCACCATTCATTTTCAATTTTAGCAGCACCAATTTTATCATATACACCATGAACTTTCTTATTAACTTTGATAACTTTTTCTACAAGTTTTGCAAAGTCTTTGAGTTCAATATCTGCATCAGCTTTTAGATTTGCATAACCATCAACAAGTTCAAATTGACTATAAACATCTGGCAATTCTTCAAACTTTTTCTTTGCTTCTTTCATCAACTCTTTACGTTTTCTTACAAATTCAATCATTCTTTCTTTTGTAAGATGTGTTCTAATAAAATCTGTTATAACATTATCATTAAACATATTATAATTAGCACGTCTATTTTCATCAGCAAGAATATCATTAAAGAATTTATCATAAGCATCACGTTCTTCTTCATTCAGTACAATCATTAATGCTTCTAATTCTTTTTCTCGTTTAAACATTTCAAACGATACTATTTTAGCATTACCATCAGCATCTTTAATTATACGATGATTTTTCATCATTGTCAAAAGAACAGTATTTTGCATATAATGTTCACCAGCAGTTTGTGGAGTAAATAACAAACCTCTTAACTTTTTTATATTACCTTTTATATCATTAGCTGTCAATTCTGCTATTCTATCATAATCAACAACATTTGCCAGTTTTATAATACCATCTTGTAATGTAGTAGATTTATCATTATACATATTAGACATATAACTAATAGCACCACCAACATAAAGATTTTGACCAACTATCCAATCTTTCTCATTAAAGTATTCTCTAGCAAATCTTTCTGCTGCAAGGTTAGTCTGACCTGTAAGAATATTTGCAATACCACCAGTAATATTTAACATCATATATTTAGTACCAGCCATATTTTGAGCAATACTAGCAAACTTTAATAACTGTGGATTGGTATTATTTTTATAAGTATCTCTTACAACTCTACGAATATAATTTCTTAATTGAGCAGATGTATTGCGATTACTTTCAGTTTTATATTCAACTTCACTTTCTGCACTTAATCTATAATCTTGTATTAATTCATTTTTATAATTAAGTTTATAAGCATCATAACTCAACAAAGCATCATCAGCTGCATATAATTTACCTTTAATTAATCTAATAGCATCATATCTAGCACTATTTATTATAAACGATTTAAATACATTTTCCCAATCTTTATTAATTAATTGATTATGTATCTTTTCATTTTCTTCTCTTATCTTAGCATTAACATCTTTAGCTTCTTGTTTACGTTTAATAAATTCAGCTTCACTTTCACCAGGTTTAGGAAAATGAGGAACTTCAACATATTTAGAACTATTTCTATCCAATAACATTTGCAACATTGGATTATCTTTTTCTTCATCAGTATTATAAGTTATATTTTCCAAATCTTGCCATTTAGTATCAGTAGGAATATTAGAACTAATACCAATAAATGCCATAGCTTCTTTAAATATATCTTTATAATCAAATTCTTTTTCTTTACTAATAGAAGGAAGATAACCTTGTTTTACATAATATTTATTACTATCAGTAAAAGCATATTGCATCATTATCTTCTTTAGATTATTCAACAATTTTAATTCATATTCATTTAATGCTTTATAATTAGAATTATCATAACTTACTTCTTTACGAGTTCCATCTTCTTGCTTAGCTTTATATGTACTACCTTCTTTATAAGTTGGATAATTCTTATCATATTTCTCATTAACATAATCTTTATTAGGTTCTAAATCTGTCTGATTAATTCTAGCTTCCCATTTACCTTTAGCTTTATTACCGCTTTCATCTATATATTCAGTATGTGTCCATATTTTTAATGGTTCATATTGACGACTATAAGGATTATAATAATGATTATCAAAATACCATTTTTTAAATTCTTCTTTACTCATATTATCTCTATTAGTTCTCATAACTTCATAATAATATTGAGTTTTAGTATTTTGAACATGTTTATTAATCAATCTTATATAATCAGTTTTATTTTTATTAACCCATTTACTTTCATCTTTAGGTTTAAGAACGCCATAGAATATTGTATTAGGAACAACATTACCTTCATCATCTACAGTTTCAAATACTTTTTTCCATGCTTGATACCATTCATCACCATTTTTGTATGCTCTTGCTCTATCTGCTTCATAAGCTGCATTATTATATGTAATAACACATTCTTCAGCAATAAATTCAGCAGCCTTTTTATTTTTAGTTTTATCAAGGTCATACAATTCTAACAACTTAGACAATTTATTCAAATCATCTATAGTAAGTTTATCACTACCTGTATTAAGCACTCTAGCTGTACTATCCCAAACCTTATCAAGAATTTTATTAATTGCTTCTATATCTTCTATTTCATCTTCTGATTTAACTTTATCGTTTCTTAAATTATCATAGAATTCATATTCATAAATAACAACATCATCATCTTGACTTCTTAATATACCAGCATAAGGTAAACCACTTCTTTTACTAAAATGGAAATTGCGAACTGTTTCTTTTTTAATTCTTTCTATTTGTTCAGCGGTAAACTTTCTACCATCAATAATACCAAATTCATCACGAGCATTTGCTTGTTCAATAGCAATATTTAAAGCAGAAGTTTTACTAATAGTTGGGTCATTAAATGCAGTCAAGCAAGCATTGATTTCATTAATAAAATCAGCATCTGGTTTATACATCGCATTAGCTCTCAACCATGCTTTAGCTTTTCTATATTCTTTATTTTGCATAAGAATATTCATTGGAATAAGAAGTCGTCCTTCATGGTCACGAGCACCTTCAATATCAGATATTGTCTTTAAAGCATTATTAAGTTGTTCTTCAAAACCAACTTTAATATTTCTATCAAAGAATAATTCTTTTAAATATCTATTTCTATCAATAAATGCGTATAATGTTCTAGCAGCAGTTAAATCTTCTTCATCTTTAATTTCATAATTATCATCAAAGTCAGAAGTCATTAAACGAAGTTTAAGATATATTTGATGTATCTTTTCATCTTGTTCTTCTGTTGGAGTATTACCAATCATATTACTTAATATATCAGATTGTTCTTTCATCAATCTTTTATATTCAGCATACAATTCAGTAACTTTTGGATTTTTATTATATAATACAGCATATTGATTAGTAATAGTTTCTCTTGTATAATCAACAGTAACTTCTTCTCCGTTATAATCATAATCTTTAACAGGAATAAATTGTGACTCTGTAGTTGCAGCTATAAATGCATCATATTCTAATTTAGCTCTTAATGCTTTAACACTAAATTTATCTTTTGTTTCATCTACAGCATTTACATATTCTTTATTAAGTTTGTCTTTCATTTCAAACCATTCTTTATTATTTGGCTGAACAAGACGACCATTTTCATCAACAATTTTATTCCAATCAATAGATTTACCATTTTTAGCAGCTTCAGCTTTTAAATCAGAAAGCATTTTAGCAAATTGTTGTGCTTCAATTTTACCTCTAAATTCTCCTTCTTTAATAATAGCTTGACTTTCACCAACAACAGCTTGAACTAATTGATTATGATTAAATGCAATATCTTGTATATTCAAATCAAAAAATCCTGTATCTCCATAAAATGTAAGAGCATCTTGTAATCCAGATTTAATATTAGGATTAGTAGTGCTACTATTAATAAATTCTCCCCAATAACTTCTTTTAGCTTGAAGTACAATAGTATCATTATTCAATTTATTAATAGCTTCTTTTATAGTTTCTAATGCTGCTTTTGTATCTTCATCATAACCTTCAATATTAATATCTCTAAATGAATATCTATCTTTAAACGATGTGATTGTATTAATAAGAGTAATAAACTTACGTTCAAGATTATTATCTTTCAATACTCTTTCTATAACTCTAGCATCATTTAATTTCAATTCATTGCCATCTTCATCAATAGTAAAATGATAAGCATCATATATTAATCTATCAGCAGTAGCTTTTACAAATTTAGCAACAGTAGAAGAAGCAACAGGAAGATTATTGGCAATTTCTTTTGTATCTTTATAGTTAATATTAGCATTATTAAGTATTTTCATCATACTTTCAGCTAATTTATTACTACCAAAACTTTCTTGTCTAGCAATAGCAACTGTTTGTTTAATAGCATAACTAGCTGCATCACGTTCTCCAATGCCACTATATCTTTTGCCATATTCCACTACGGGCAAGATACCGTAATCACTTTCTGGTTTATAATTAGGATATTCATCAAGAAAATCAATATAATCTTGATAAAGATTACTAGTATTTCCTCTAAGTCTATCAGCTACTTCTTCTGTAATTTTTGTAGCAACATATTTCTTACCATTTATAGCATTATTTATTATTAATTTATCTCCTGTAAATCCAGTATTACGAAGAATTAATTGTGGTTTATCAAAGAAATTATTATTTGCTATAGCTAATGCTTCATTTATGTTATTTGTTTCATCTATAGTTATTTCTGTAGCACCAACAAATTTATCTTTATATAAAGCATATTGTTCAGCAAGTTTTTCACTTCTATATCCATATACAATATCAAATAAAGATTTATATACATTATTACGAACAATTGAACTATCTTCTATTGTTTTATTGGTATCAATTTCATCAAGTTTATTTAATGGATAATATGTAACATCTTCTATATTATTAATACCATAATATAATTTTGCTGTATTACCACGTCTAATTTTTATTATCTTATAAGCTTCATCTTTATTCAATAATCCTAATTTATTAAAATCTTTTGTATTAGCTGTATCATATGTATAAACAGTTATTGAACCATCATTATTAAGTTCAATATCTTGAGCATGATTTACATTTTTCTTTATAATTTTATCTATATCTATAAATCTAGCAGGAAAATCATCATAATTTTGACGAACAAAACCAATAATTAATTTTTCTGAAACATTTGCAGTTGGTGTAATAAATCTATAATTATCAAAAGCCAATTTAGTACTAAATCCAATATTCATACCACCAACATTAGTAGGTTTTAATGGTAAAGTAGAAATAGCACGAGCAATATTACCAACTTTAAAATTATTTCCTTCTACAACATAAGTATATTTTACTAAATCTATTGCAGCTAATCTAATAATTGGATTACTACTTAAATAAGCTAAATCAAATAAATCATATAAATAATCATTTGTATAATTACCTTGATTAAGTTTAAGTTCATTTGATATATAACCTTTTTGTTTAATAGTAAATTCATTAAACTTATTTACTGATATAAAATCAAATATACCTATATTATCAAAATTCTCTTTAATATAAAGAACTTTTTGAGCAGGACTTAATTTAGCAAAAGCTAATACCTCTTCTTTAGTTGGATTATTAATATCAGCTATTTTAAAATCAATATTTTTAGTATATTCACTTCCAATACCAGCAATTCTAGACATTTCATTTTCAATATCTATCTGTAGCTTGCCCGTAGAGGATTGCTTGATTAATACACTACCATCATCATCTAAAACAATAGGATATATAATAGCTGGATTATTATCATTTACATATAATCTCTTAACTAAATATTTTTTATAATCATTATAAAGTTTTTCTGATAGTTTTCCATTCTTTGTATATTTAGCTACATCATATATAAGTTCTACAAAATTAGGCTCTGCTGTTTCAAATACTTGTTGTCCAACTTTCAATGCAGTAACAGAAGAATATTTCAACATAGCGGCAAGAGAAGGATAACTACTATTTTTAATATCAGATTTAGCAAAAGTATTTACACCTTTACTAATACCAGGATAAATAGCTTCAACAACTGGAACTATTTCACCTTTTTTATTTTCAGCATATAGTTTATTATCATTTGTCAATATATCATCTATTTGTCTAAATATTCTATCTGTAGCATAATAACTAGGTTTAGCACCAAATTTATCTGCTGTCAATACACTAAGAGTATTATTAACAATACTACCTAATTGATTTAGTTTATTAAATTGAAGAAGAACCATAAAATCATGTATCTTCTTTTCTTCTTCTGTCATTTCATTACTAAATCGTTTTACATTTAATTCTCTATCAATAATAGGAAAACCTACATCACCATAAACATTTGTTATATACCCTTTTTCATTATATTTACGATAAACAGCAGAAGCTAAATCTGACATATTTTTACCATCAGTTGTAATTCCCAAAGCAGTAGCAGCGTCATCAAGAGCTTTTGATAAAGGATTAATATATTCACTATTAGCAAATGATTGACTTTCATTCCAATACTTAACAAGATTATCCATAGCAGGTTGATACATAAAACTAATAGCAGTCTTATAATCAATACCAGCATTAATCATAACTTTGAAAGCATTAAATGTATAAGTATTCTCATTATGAATAGCACCTTCTTTCATAACATCAAGAATATGTGCTGTAGTTTGAGAACTATAAGGAGTTAAAAGATAACCTTCAACATTTTTATTATCTTCACTCCAACCTTGATTTGTAAAATTAATTACGTTATTTTCAACTTTACCAAATCTATTTTTTTCTCCTATCTTTTGTTTATCTATTGTTTCTTTATCATATCTAACAGGTATAGCAAACGGCAATCTTATTTTTGTTCTATTACCAATACTAGCAAATGTATCAAGATTAACAGATATAGCTTTAAGTTTAATACCAGAACTAGCAGATTCTTTCCAATCTAATTGAGTAACAACATCATGATTACCATAAGATTTATCATCAATAACATGTTTATTACTAATATTAGCAATCTTCTTCATCCAACTATTAGCTTCAGCAAGATTACTAAATTGAGATATACCCATATTTTCTTCAAAAGCAGCAGGACTATTAAGAATGTCAATAAAAGTCTGAACTATATTATTATTTCGTACATCTCTACTCACTCTTTCCTCTACGGGCAAGCTTAACCAAGATACATAATTAGAAAGATTATTATCATTAGCAAACTTTTCAGCTTCATTTAATTGTTCTTTAGTATTTTCTTCAATAACATCTTTTATTTTATTTCTATTAGTTTCGCTTAAAGCAACATTATCATCTTCTTGACTATCAAATAATTCTTGAGTTGCTATATAAGTATCATAAACATTATCAAGTATTTTTGTTTGATTTTGTATTTCTCCACTTTCTTTTAAATTATATAGTCTTTCTATAGCAGAATCTATATATTCTTTAGAAGAAATACCATCTTCTTTTTTACCAATAGCTTGAATTATTTTATGAAGTTCTTTATCTTTAGTTTCTTTTGCTAATTGATATATATTATATTTATCTTTAAATCTATTATCTAATGATTTAAGAATTTTAGCTTGATAATCTTCATTTAATTTTTTTCTATCTTCTTTTTCTTTATCTTTAATAAATTTAATAGAGCTTTCTATTTGACCATTATATTTACCTAATGCTTTTCTAGCAGCCATACCGACATTATCTTTAATATATCGAATATAGCCTTTTTCATTTAATGGATAATCATTTTCTGTTGGTTCAATAACTTTTCCATCTTTATTTAATGTTATATGTTTAGTCATTGCATAAACACTATCAACGTCAAAGTCAGAACCTGTTTGTGTTACCCATTCATCTGGAACTACAACTGTACTACCATAAGCATCAGGAAGAAATTCTACAACTTTCATTATAACAATAGATTGTTTACCTTCTGTTGGAATACGATAACCAATCATTGTTCGTAAATCTTCAGGAACTTCATTAATATCTATTGGTATTTTCTTTGTTGTTCCATCTTCTTGTTTTATTGTTCTATATAAAGCATCGCTCCATCTTTTTAATCGAATTTCAGCATAATAAACAGGAATACCATTTATTTCACCTTGTTTTCTATATTCAAGTTTATGATTATGTCCAGCTTCATGATTTGCAAGATATTCACTATCTTTTACTGTATCTTTATCTACAGTAAATCCAAAATCTGATAACTGAGCAGCGTGCCATCCTTCAATAGTTTGACGAGTAATACGTTTATTAAATAAAGCATTAGTAACATTTTCAAGTTTTGTACTAACATTATTCATAATTAATGGAAGTTGGTCACTGCCTTCAAGAGTGGTATCAAGAAATTCCATAAGAACTCTATCTGCTCCATTCTTTGCCATATTTTCTTTAACAAGCTGCAAGAATACTTTTCTATTTAAACCAACTATAGCACCATCTTTAAGTTTAATATTGCCACTATTATCTAATTCTATTCCTAATTCTGTAGCAACTTCAACAAAACTTTGTTTAATATTAGCTGTATAGTTATTAAAGAATTTATTAACAAGATTATTATGATGTTCATCGTTTGGAAGATTATCCAACATCTTCTTTAATATCTGAATACCAGCTTTGTTTTCTTCATCAACCATATGTTCAGGAACTTCTTGCTGACGATATAAATAATTATAACTATATGGTTCAATAACATCTCTAGCTTGTTCTTTAAATTCATCAAGATGTATATTTCCATCATTATCCCATAAAGTTATAATATTATGATTAGCAGCTTTTGAAGTTTCAATAGTATTTAATTGGTCAATACCAATTTCTTTCATTGCATTATAAACTTGTTCAAGTTCTGTTCCTTTAATAAGTTTTGGCAATAAAACAAATTCAGCATTTTTAATTTGTCGAGGAACTTCAATACCTGTTTTAGTATCATAATATAAATCATAATAGAAGTTCTTTTGTATCGGAACTTTATTTTCAAAAGCAGTCCAATCTATTTCTTCAATAGGAGTATCATTTGTTAATGCTTCTATAAGACTAGCATATTTATTTAATTCTCCAGCAGCAGTAATTCGTCTTATCCATTCTTCTTGAGTAATATAAGACTGAGCATCATTAGTCTTTGTTTTTTCATCTTTAAATGGTTTCAACAAACTAGCTTTTGTTTCTTCTGATAACTTAGCTTTATTTAATTGCTTTTCAAGTCTATCAATTACTTCTTGTCTTGATGTTTTATTTGTATTATAAACTGTAACAGCTTTAAACTTATCATAAAGTTTAATTGGTTCTTTTGTTGTATAATCTATTACAGCTTTTTTACCATCAGCAGTTGGTATATCTATTGTTTCTTGTACAATTTTAGCAGGGTCTGTACTAGTTCTAGTAAAATCTACAACTCCAAATGGAGAACCGCCAGCTTGAATTTCTTTTAATCGTTTAAGAACATCTTGATTACCTTTATAAAACTTACTCTTTCCATTAAATAAATGGTCATAATTAACTTGATTTATGATAGTATTAATAAGATATTCTCTTATATTTTCATCAGAGAAATTCTCCAAGAATGTACTAAATTCTCCACGAAGATAATTTGTAGCATTTTTAAGATAACTATCAAGATAAGTTTTAATAGTTTCATTAATAGCATTATCTACTATTGTTTGATAATTTGCATCAAATACAACTTTACCATTTTCAACTTTTACTCGTTTTTCTCTATCACCATATAATACATCAATAACCTTACCATTACCCATAAGATTATGATAAAGAGAAACATCAGCAAATTTACTATTTAAATCAGATAATTTAAATACAGCTCCTGTTAGAACATATTTTCCATCTACTATATCATAAACTTTACCATTTCTATTTTTTTCATAATTCAAATATAATTCATTAGCATTATAATCATCTTTAAGAACAAGTTGTCCTTCTGACATTATAAGATTACCATTAGCATCTTCTTTAAATATTCTTCTAGCAGAAGTATAAGCATCAAGAATTTCTTGATAAATAATATTTCTTAAAGCATCAACTACTAGATGGTTAATATCAAATTCAATACCAATATTTTGACGTTGTAATAAATATATTTGATTATTAATATAAGCAAGTTTACTATTATTTACTTGAGTTTTAGTAACTTGACCGTCACTAATTAAGCCTTTAATAATAGCATTTGTCAAATAAAATTGTCCATTAATTTCTTTTAATTGTCCTGTAATAGCATATTTTGTTCCATGTTTATCAACAAAAGCAAAACTAGGAGAATTATTTCCAACTTTATAATATTTATTTACATCAACAGGAATATTAATTTTTTCTCCATTAATCAAATCAACAAGATTTTTTGAACTAATAATATTTAATTTATTAGTCAGCCAATCTGTATATTTTTCATCTTTTAAATCTATTACATTTAAAGCATTTACTTTATTTGTCGCTTCTTGTCTAAATTTATTATATTGTTCTTCATTATATTTATAAAGACCATCTAATGACAATATAGGCATAGTAGCAACAAAAGTTTTAGGAGCATCGGAAGGAATACTCATAAAGAAATTAGCGGTAGCAAATTTATGTTCTTGACCATTTATAACTACAGTCTTTTCTTCATTCTTTACATAATTCATAAGTCCTGTCAATAAATAATCTCCTTTAGACATATCTTTATATAATACAGATGTATTAGTACGTCTATCAACAGAACCATTAACAAGAGATATTTTAACTAATTCATTAGCATATTCAGTAAGTTTATAAGCATCACCAACTTTTCTAAAAAGACCTGGCTGTAGCTTGCCCGTAGAGGATACACGCTCTATTAATACATTACTATAGTTATATCCAGTACCAGCAAATTTTTGTCTAGCGTATGCTTCAATAGCTTCTTCACTACTAAATATCAAAGGAAAATTAGTAAGATAGCTTCTATTAATAACATCAGAACTTAAATTATTAGCACCATTTCTACTATTAAGATTAACTTTAACATTAGCATAAGAAGCTATTTTTTTACTAAATTCATATATAAATGGCAAATAACTATCAGGAATAAAACTATTTAAATCTGATACATCTTCACCTTTTGATAATTTTTCAATATAATTGTTTTTATTATTAATTGTATCAGAAATAATTTTACTAATAGTTGCAATATTATATAATAAAGATTTATATTCATCTTTATAATTATCAGCCATATTTTGTAATGATTGATAATCAATATCAGGTACTATAAGTTTTAATGCTCCATGTACATCTTCAATAGTTGCGTCTTTTATATCAATATTAAATTTTTGTAATGTAGTTTCATCAGCATTTTTAATACCTAATTTAATATCATTTACAACTATTTCTGTCGGATTAGAAGAAAGATTACTAATTCTTACTTGATAACCACCTTGATAATCATAATAAGTTTCAATTTTAGGTATAACAGGTTTATCAAACATCATCATAAATTTATAAGCAAGATTTTTATCTGCTTTTAAATCATTATATAATGTTATAAGACCTTTTAAATTTGATTTACGTTTAGCAATATCTGCAATAGAATTTACAAAATTATCTACACTACTTTTATCAGTTTCTGTAAATAATACTCCAGCAAGATATTGTCCATCCATAAATTGAATAAAACCTACTTCAGTGCCTCTATCATATTGATAAATAGGGTCACCATCTTCATCTAATGTATAATCAATAGAAGTAAGTTTTGGAATACTATTAAGTTTATATTTAACAACTTCTTCTATATGTCCTTTAAAATCACTCTTTTCACCAATGTTTAATTCCCATGATTTAGACATATCATCAACAGTATCTACATCTTCTGTATTACTTCCTTCCTCTTCTTGATTACCTTTATTTTCATCTTCAACAGCTTCAAATTCTAAATCAATTTGACCATATAATGCAGCAACATCTCGCTTCATTTTTAATTCTTCGATAAATGTTTTATCGGAAAGACTTTCAAATGCAGCAAGTTGATTACGAAGAATATTATTGTCTAATTTTTCAATGATATTCTTTAATGCAATAGTTCTTGATGTTTCAGCAATAAGTTTATTATATTCTTCTTTTAAAACATCATCATCTTCTAATTTATTTTCTACATTATATTCTATAAAACTTAATAATCCTTCTTTTACATAATTAATAATATCTTTTAAAGATTTAAATTCTTTATTATTATTAAATTTATCAATAGTATAAACACTTGCGATATTACTAGCAATAAAATTCAATGCTTCTATTTTAGCAAGTTTGCTAGTAAATCTACCTGTTTGATGTTTATCAATACCTTCTTGCAAAGATTGCAAATTCTTTGTTTTAGCATTATAAACTTCTTTCAATATTTCAAATGCTTGTTTAGGAGAAGTTTTAGCATTAACACCTTTTTTATCTAAAGCTTTTTGAAATTCAGCAGTACCAACTGTAGCTAAATAATCATTATAAAGTTGTGTACCGATAGCAGCATTATTCTCAATATAAGAACGAAGTTTAGGATAATTGTTAAGTGTAAGATTAGAACAACTCATATTAGTAAGTATTTAATTAATAATATTAATAACAACATCATGTTCTGACTATGACAAATTGAAAAATTGATGCCTTGTCAGAACATGATTTTTAGGCTGTCTGACGGACTTTTATCGAAATCCGATACATACTACATACAATATATAGAAAGTTCGTCAGTGGTCAGCATTTGGCGTGCAGCAGCTTGTAATGATGGCGAAATGTTATTGACGACAGAATTGAAATTTGTTACTGATTGTTCATTAATAATACTAAATCTAAGACCTTTCTTTTTAATATTCTTTTTTGTATTACTAGTATCTTTATTATCATTTTGAACATCATCAGTCTTTATTATTTCTTGTTTTTCTTCTTCAACTTTATTTACATCTTGTTCATCTTTAAAATCTAATGTTGTTTGAATAACTTTTTTAGCTTGTGTTTTTTTACTTCTACCTTTAGTTATTTTATTAAGTAACATCATTTCTCTGTATAACAAAGAATTTCTATCAACTTCAATACCAAGCATATCTGCTATTACAAGTAATAATTCTTGAAATAAATTCTTTACTTTATCTTTAAATCTACTACTTGCTGGTATTTTATTTAAAGTTGACATTAAATCTCTATTAGTTAAAGATTCAACAAGAAATTCTTCAAGATTAATATCTCTATCTTGACTTATATCAATAAATTGTTTTAGATATGGTAAATCTTCATTATTAGGTTCTTTCTTTTCTAATTCTTCAACATATTGTTTATATCTATTATATATATCTTCAATAATATTTAATGCTTTTTCTTTATTATAAACTGTATCAAGTTGTTTATGTAGACTTTCATGAATAATAGTTCTAATTAATCTACCATAATTCATATTACCAATACGATTACCATTTAAAGTAATTTCTTTTGTATTAATATCATACAAAGCATATATAGGTTTTGCTTCTGTATCAACTATATTATCAATATTAATAACTTCTGGTAATATACCAATATGTTCTAATGCTTCGATATATCCTAATACTTCATTGTTATTACGAAACATTTCACGTAAAGCATTATTAGTTTTATTAATAGCTAATTGTTTGATAACAAATTCTGCATTAACTTTATCATCTAATAAATTAGCTGTATTAATCCAACTTGTTTCATCCGCTTTAAATACAACTTGAACTGTTGTTAAATTAGTTTTATGAAATATTCCACTAATAGTATTATCTTCATTTTTTGGTAAATTTTGTAAATTAGTTGAAAGAAAATTATTACTAACAAGAAAATCTTGATAACTATTAAATTCTTTACTAACTTTACCAACAGATATTATTGTTTTACCATTTTCTCTTTTATAATATTTTGTAGCAACAGGTATTTTAACTTTATCATTTATAAAACTAAATGGAATACCAATTGTAGCATTTGTAAATAAATTATTAATATTTTTCTTTAATTCATTTTGAATATATTCATCATTAATGGTTCTTATTGTAGCACCACGAGCTTTATCGGTAATATTATATTTAGTATCTTCAATACTATTTATTTGTAATTTTCTACCACTAGCATCATCATAAATACTAAATAGCCATTTATTATCTTTAGTTTGAAAACCAATACTATTACCTCTTTTACCAGGTTTTACATTTATATTAATTAAACCGCTATTGCCTGTTAAAGCAAATACATCATTAGAGAATTGTTTAAAACTATAAGTATTATCTGATATAAATCTAGTAATAATGTTCTTTAACTCTTCTTGTGTAGCATCTATTAATTGTTTACCGAATGGACTAATATCATTACTTGATAATTCTTTTTGATAACAATAAGCATAACTAGTTTGTCCATTTTCTCTAGGTATAGCAATCATAGTCATACCAACAATAGGATAACCATTAACAATATTTGGAACAAGAGAATTAGCAAATTGTAAATTATTAGGTTTAGTAATTGTAACTAATGGATATTTATCTTCATTATAATCATCTATTACTTTTGTTATATTATTTAATTTAGATTTATCTTTTGGGTCTGATAAATTAATTGTTCCTTTATATAATTTATCAATAACAAATTTACCTTTAGCTTTTTTAGTTGCAACAACATGTGCTTGAGCATAACTATTGGCTAATTTATTAAACCAATTATTAACACTTTCTTCTATATTAAAATTATCTGCCGCAACTCTAGCATAAAGTTTTCCAATATGCATTACAATATTTTCTATTTGCTTTTCTGCTTCTTCTTGTATTTCGCTTAATGTTTGTCTAAAATTAATAAATTCTGGATAACTAGATAATTCTATAAATATTTGGTCACGATAAATTTTAACATCATCTTTTTTATTTCTAGAAAAAGCAAATGCTCTTAAAGCAGACTCTAAATCTTCGGTTGGTTCAGTAAATACTTTTAATATAAAGTCTTTTAATTTACTTTTAGCAAAACTTTCATTTAAAGTAATGTCGTATAACCAACCTTCATTAGTAGTTCTATAAACACCTTCATTATCTATTTGTGGTACACCAAGATAACCAACAAAATTTCCATCTTTTCTTAATATAATTCTACCAAGATAAGTATCATATTCATATTCTAATTCATCGCCAGGATTTAATTTTGTTATAGTTTCAAAATCAGTATCATCAATATTAGCATTATTTGGAATATATTCTTCAAGTTTAGCTTTTTCTCTACTTGTTAATGTTAATAATCTATTTTTATATTGTTCTTTGCTAAGATTTAATATTGTATCATTATCAGTTAATACATATTCTGTATTATTTTTACTATATATAAATGATTTAATTTCATCATATAAAAATTCTGCTACTAATCTATTATTAGATAAATTATAAATATATTGTGTTAAAGTATCAGCGTTAATATAAGTTTTACCTTTTATAGTACGACCATAAGTTTTACCATTATCTGCTTGCTTTTTAGCAAATTCTTCTAATATAGCAATTATATGTCGTTGTTTCTTATTAGGTTTTTTCTTAATAATAGACAATGTAGCATTTTTCAATAAAACTCTATCACTTTCTGATATAGCACTTTGTAATTGATTATTATCACCAAATACAGCTAAATCATCAGTAAAAGCGCTAATAGTATTCATCCATGTATTATCTACTATTTCTTTACTAAATCCTAATTCTAATAATTTATTTAATATTGCTTCTTTATTATTATTAGCAAATTGAGCAAATTCATTATCATTTAATTCATCAATATTAACATTAGAAGCAACAGCAATACTATCCAATTGATTATATAATTCTTCAGAAGCAGCATCATATAATTCATTTTCGCTTAATTCAGCAAGATTGAGAGTTGGTTCTGCTGTGGCTGTAGTAGCATTATCCTCTACGGGCAAGCTACTGCTAGCTTTATCATCTTTAGTATCTGTTGCAACTGGAACAGCTTCAGGAGTTATAGTAGTTTCAGGAGTTTTTGATGTATCAGTTGTTATATCTTCTTCTAGCTTGCCCGTAGAGGATGCGATGTCATTATCAACAGGCTTGCCATCTAATTCTGGTACATCATCATCTTTATTTACAGTTTCATCATAAGCAGCTTGTCTGTTTAATTCTTCATCTATAAACTCTTTTTGTAATTCAAGATTATTTAAATCATATTCGGCTTCTTGTAAAACTTTTAAAGATGTATTATAAGCATCTGCATCTTTTTCTTCCATATTAGTAACATCAAAATTATCTCTATATTTTCTATATAAATCATTTTGAGTTTTAATAGCATTGTTTATAATTTTTCTTCTACTTTCATCAAGAACATTTCTAAGTTCTGTTACTCTTTTCTTTAAAGCTGGTTCTGTCAAATCAACACTCTTTTCATTTAATCTATAATTCAAGTCATTATCAAACTTTCCATATATAGTATTAAATTCATCAGAATAATTATCACGAACTTTCTTTGCAGTATCAATTATTTGTTTGTCATTTACAACACCATTTTCATCATATAAATCAGCTGGTTGTATTTCTTCTAATTGTTTCTTTTGATTTTCTAATTCATCTAATAATTGTTTCTTTTCTCTTTTTGATAAATTAGCATCAGTTTTTGTATTAAATATTTGATTTTCAATAGCACGTATTCTATTTCTATAAACAAGTTTTTCAATAGCAGAAACATCTTCTTGACTAATATTTATATTATCATCAGCCATTACTTTATTATATAAATTATCATTATATAACTTCAATGTATCATATAATTGTTTTTTATTATTTTCTTCTACTAATTGTCTTGCTATAATACGACCAATATCAAAATTACCACCAACTTTATTTACTTTATCAAATACATTCAAATACAATTCTTTTGTATTATCAAGTCTTTCAATAAATTGTTTTTGTAGTTCTAACGCTTCATTATCTTTAATATTAAGTTTTTCTTTAAATCCTTTTGCTATATTTGTATCTCTAGCAAATTCTTCTAACAATTCAAGATTACCATTATCAATAGCATCTATTATCATTCCATCAAAATAAGAATTACGAGCAAGTTTTTCTAGTTCTTGACGTTCTGTATCATTAATAATATCGGCAGCAACTTGATTTCCTTCAGCATCTCTAATTGTTATATAAGGGTTTTTATTTTGATTAATACTATTAATAGCTTCATTATATCTTTGAAAATGTAATTGTCTATTTAGTATTTCTTGTTTCTTTTTATCTTCAGCATTTGTCCATTCTTTATTTAGCTTTCTTTGAATAAATCCACCAGCAGCATCAGCAGCACCACTAAATACTACACCACCAATAACACCCCAAAAAGCTGACTCCCACATCATTGGGTCTTTAAGATAATCTTTAACAGTCTTAATATCAGTATCTTTATCAAAAGCAAGTTTAGCTAATTCCATACCTTTTTCACTACCGATATAGTTTATAGCTTCTTCTATACCTTCTGTCCATTCATTACGAGTGCCTGTTGCAATACCATAGCCAATATCTTTTATCTTATCTATTGCTTTATCTTTAAAAGTAGTTTTAGCTATTGCTTCTTGTATAACAGCAGCTTCATCGCCAAATTTTGCAGCAGCAGCTTTATTAAGTTTTTGTAATTTTCTAGTATTACTACCTTGTAATGCTTTTGACCACATATTCTTTAATCCATATACTTGTGCTATATCAAACATAGTATTCCATAGATTAAAATCAAAACTTTCATCTCCTGCATTATTTGCTATATCTTTTGCTATTTCTTCATTTGTTTTATTTGCATATTCTGGATTGTTTTTATCAAATTCAGCACGTTGCTTAGTGTCCATACTATTAAGTTCTTTAATAGCATAATCATAAGCATTTTGACTAGTTTGATTAGCTTCTTGATAATTTTCTAACATACGCATTGTAATACCAGTCTTAGTAGCATCTATACCTTTAGCAGCAAGTTCTCTAGTTTTCTCTGATAGTTTCAATACATTTGCTAATTTATTACCAGCTTTATTAATACTAAGTAAACTACCAATTTTAGATAATCCTTTACTAACTCCAACTCCAGGAACCATTAAAGTTAAACTACTAGCTATACTAGGAGCATTACTAGCCCACCATGCAAAATCTGTAACATCAAATGCTTTAGTTGGGTCTTCTCTATATATCGGCATTTGTTCATTAATAGACTCTTTAAATTGTGCAAGAGATTCAACTATATCAGGTCTTTCATAAGATAAATCTCCATCCATTGCATCTATTAATATAGAAGCTAAATCAGCTGCACCTAATACAGTTCCTGTTGTTATTTCATTTAATGTTTGACCAATAGCATAAGCACCTTGTTCAAATACAGATTGATTATTAGCACGTTCTTTATTTAATTCTTCAACTGTATTAACAGGATTAACTGTAACATCATATTCTGTATATTTAGTCGGGTCACCTAAATAACTTAAACCATATTGATTAGGTATAACATTTTCCAATATATTAGATGCAAAGTCATCACGTTTATTATAATCTGTATTAACAATAGAAGGAGGCTCTAAAGCCCCCTTTTTAGTTTTAGGATTATATTCTGGATTAGGTCTTTTATCTTTACCTTTAATAATATCTATTATGTTCATAATCTTATTCTTTTAAATCATTTAATAAAGATGTTCTAATATATTCATAATCATTAAGTCTACCATAAGCTGTTGCAATTTTAGCAGCTATATTATTTATTTGTTCTTTTATGGCATCATTTATTTCATCAGGTGTATAGCTTGTATCTTGATATATATCTCCAGATATTAAACTATCTTTTATTTGATGATAATTTTCAATACTTTCTGTTATATCAACAGCAGCTTTTCTAGAAATAGGATAAGTTCCTGTATCTGTTTTATATACAAATTGATTATTACCTAAACAATCTATAGTTTGTCCACCTAATGTTGGAGTTTCAATAGAACTTGTTAAATATATTTTTCTATTAGTTTCATTACCTAAAGTGATTTTATCTGAAGCAATTGTTTTAGGACTATTATCAAATTCATTAGCTGCTTGTTCTAATATAAGACCAGGAATAAAGAAAGTTTGAGCATCACCTTTAGGTGTTCCATCTTGGTCAGTCGCTGCATATATTGTAATATTTGTACCATTACCATGAACAGCATTGTGAGCAGCACTTGCTGTATATCTGCCAGCACCTACAGCGGCTTTAATTAATTTTCCTACTTCTAATCTATCTTCACTTTCAATTTGTTTACTTAATGTTCCAGCACCATCAGTATCTTCAGTTGTAAATATATTTACTTGAGGATAATTAGCACTAATAAGTTTATTTTCTAAATCAGCTTTTAGTTGTTTATCATAAAGATTATATTGTTGTTCATCAATCTTACCTAAAGTATAATCATGCAATAACTTTTGTTCAGTAAAAGTTTGATAAGGAAGATTTTCATTAGATATAGTAATTTGTTGAGGAGCAATATCAGCAAATCTACGTTTTACATTATTATTAGCATTTTCATATATTCTGTATATATCATTCATTAATAATGGTACTGCATAGTTATCATTATAATTTGTACCTCCACGTCTTGTTACTGTATTACCATTTGCAGTTAAAACATTATAATGAACATCATCAAATAATGATTCGCCTAAACTCATTCTATCTTTGCTTTCTTTTATAGCATTAGCAAAAGATATAATTTGATTATAATTATCTTTATCTAATTCAATATATTTATTACCAGCAGAATCAACACCTGTTCTATATCCTAATTCTTTTAAACCACTATTTGTATTACCTGATAATATAGTTTTTAGATTAGTATAAAAATTATCACTATCTGTTGTTATTCTTAAATATTTACCAGCATCACCAAATATTGAATTAACTTTATCAATAACTTGTTTACCTTCAGCTGTTGTAGCATCAATATCTGCTCCACCATTTACTTTAGAAATAAATCGCATTGTTGAAGTATCTTCTTCTCCTAAACCTTTTGTCAATTCTTTATAATTAACATTAGCTTCTTCTAGCTTACGAATAGCTTTTCTACTTTCTAATATTAATTTAGATTTTTCAGCTGGAGTTAAATTACTATTAGCAACAGTTGTTTCTATTAAATTTTTCCAATCAGCAGAACTAGCATTAGACATATCTTGTTTAATACCTTCACCTGTTATTGTTTTAACTATTTCGTTTAATTTAGCTGTAGAGTTTTGTTTATCTGTTTGAAGATTTGCAGCATAATCATAATTAATAGTAATAGGAGTTCCTTCTGTACTATATCCAGGTAATCTATAAGGGTCTTGTAATTGTTTTTGTTGAGCTTTTAAAGCAGCTTTATAAGTTGCAAGACCATTACCATAAGTAGTAGTTGTATAACTTCTATTATATATAGCAGCTTGAATACCTGGTTCTAGTCTTTTTTGTAGATATTGTTCAGGGGATAAAGTAACACCATTTTTATCTTCAACATCAGAATTTGCTCCATATTTCTTTTGTTTATAAATAGCAACATCATAATCTTGTTTAAGACTAGCTTTAATTCCAGGCGTTGTTTCAATATATGCTTGAATACCTTTCATTATTTTATCTCTGCCAAGACTTTCCCATTGATTAGTTGTAGTATTATATACTTGACCATCAAAAACATTATCTGCTGTTGGGTCTGTTATTACTTTTCCATTTTTATCTAAAAATCTTGTAATATTACTTCTACCAGCATCTTTAGCAGCTAATTCTATACCACCTTTTAATATATTAATCAATGGTATTTCTGATACAGCTTCTTTTGTTGGTTTCCAATCTGTACCACCAATAATATTACCATTATCATCAAATTTATCTTGATAACTATAAGTATTTATTTCTTTAAAAACATTTTTATAATCTTCTGATAAATCTGTTCTTTTATCTAAACCTTCTATATATTGTTTATACTGTTGTTGAGCTTTTAATCTACCACGAACATCAGCTCCTGTAAGCATTTTTGTTCCTTGTGTTATAATATCATTCAGTGCATATCCTTTAAAACCATCTATTGACGCATCATTTATCATTGTCTGAAGTTCATTCATTTTATTAGCACGCCATTCATCTTCTGCACTATTTAAATCTAATTCAGCAAATTTTTGTTGTATAAGATTTTCTTTTTCAATAGCTAAATCATGTCTTTGTTGTAAATAGTCATAAGTTTTAGCAACTTCTTCTAGATTATGTTTAGGAGTATAAGCATAATCTTTATATCTAAATGTATTTAAAGCCATAGTTATTTATTTAATATATAATCCATTATTTCTTGCGGTATCTCTTTGTATCTTGCCCGTAGGGAACGCAACACTTCTTCATCACGTAATCTAGCATTTCTATTTATCATATAATTATTAAGACTTCCGCTAATATTACTAAATAGATTACCAATACCAGCTGCATAATTACCAAGTTGTGTTGTTCTAACATTATTATTAAATAATAGTTCTTTAATTAAATTGTTAGTATTAAATTGGTCTACGGCAAGTTTAGAATTTGCATTAAATTGGTCTACTGCAAGTTTATTACCAATATTAGCCCTATCAACCATCATCTTCAACTGTGCTTTCTGCATTGCTTGTTGTGCTCTTGCAGTTAAGAATTGATTATAAGTAGCAGCATTAGCTTGAGCAACTTGCTGTGCATTTAATCTATCTTTATTCATTAATTCTGTTTCTATATTTTCTTTCTGACCATAAACTTGATTTTTAGATTCTTGTGATTGAATAGCAGCACGTTGTTTTCTAGCTAATGCAACTCTACTACTAGAAGTATTTCTATCAATTTCATTCATAGTTCTTCTAGTTTCATCTTCAATTTTAGCTAATTGAGGATTGGCATTATATCGAGTTTTAAGTTTAGCAGCAGCAACAGTAACAGGTGCTTCCAAATCTTTAATTTCAGCAAGTTTAATTTCAGGAAGATTGGCTAAAGTAGGAGCAGTCATTGTTGGTAAATCAACAGTTGGCATTTTACTATTTATAATAGCACTACTTATAAAATCAATAGCACTTCCCCCTAAATTAGTATATAAATTAATTTTATCAAGATTGTTATTAAACCAATCAGTAAATCTATTAAATCTATTTGGTTTTGTATATTGTCTCGCTAAATTAATTGTATCAACATCTTCTATTTCTTTTGCCATGCTAGCCAAAGAAGGTCTTTTATAAACATCTTCTGTATATCTAGGAATAGAAATTTTATCAGGCTGAGTATAAGGAACAGCTAAAGAAGTATCATCAACTATCGGTTTAACTAAATTATTAGTTGATTTTGCATTTGAACCAACAGTTCTTTTGGCAGTAGTTGATATAGTTTTAGGATTATAAAAATATGTTTCAATATTACCAACATTTAATTGTGGAATACTAATTGTATTTGTATCAGATGTATTGTTTGCAGGTTTGCTTGTAGATTTATTTGATATAGTAATTGTGTCAGGAATATATTTTTCTTGAGCTTTTAACCAATCGACAGCTTTAATAGCATTTGTAATGCCATAAGGATTAGCTTTAGACAAATCAGCTGAAACGGGTACAGCTTCATTTCTTGCATCTACATAATATTTTTGCCCTTTATAATCAAAAGTATCTCCGATTTTATATTTATCATTATTTATTCTAAAACCTGTACCAACTTTAGCTTTCTTTCTACCGCCACATTTCATAGTGTGGATAAGCCCATTTTTTACATTACCATTAATAGTTGCTATCATATTTCCTCCATAATTAAATTTAGGATATATATTTAAATTTTTATAATTACGAGTAAAATCTAATCCATCTTGTATTGTATTTATTCTAATAGTATCTCCTCTTTCTTCAGCAGATATTTGACCATCCCATTTATTATGTTTATATTTAGGATTAGTAAAATCATGTAATCCACCATTTATATTTTGCACTTCTGGATAAATATAATTATTTCCATCTTTATCTGTGCCAACACTTAATTTATGTGTAGCAATTGCTCCAGGAATTTCCCAATCTTTAATATATTGTCTATTATTTTGTTTTAATCTTTTAGCAAAATCTTTATCACTATTATTTATTTTATCTATTATATATTGTATATTATTTAATTTATTACCACCATTTCTATATTTTGTGCCATCATCTTTAATTCTATTTCTATTTTTAAAATTTTCTTGTGCATTAAACACAGCATCAGGATTAGCACCACCAAGAACTAATTTAGCTGGAGAGCCTGCCCGTAGGAAAGGAACAGAACTAAATACTTTTACTTCATTAGGCTTCATCTGCATTACTTCTCCACCTTCAACTTCTAAATCTTTTCCAACATCAACTCCACCATTAGAATGTTTACGTCCAGCAATATAATACATATTATTGCCTAAATCAATAGCTTTACCACCACGAACAATATTAGGTGTAATGGTACTATTACTATTAATCGGTCTTATAATTTTATTCTTTCTCATTGTTATAAAAATTAATCATTCTCATGCGTTCTAAGCGATTTTTTGACATCGACCTTTGTAATTAATCAATCGAAAAAAGATAATCGCTTAGACGCAAAAAGAATGTGGTTAGCATTTGCGTTTTGACCTATTTCGGAATACTGATTTGCCACCTGCACGGAATCTCATAGTCGGCATATTATTTTGTCTATTATTAGTAACAGCACTAGTTCCAACATATTGTGCATTGTTTTGTCCAACTTGTTTACCTGTATAACTATTAGCAATAGATTTATCTACTTCAAGATTAGCAACTACAGGGTCATGATATTTAAGTCTATCACTATAATCAAGTTTATAAGCTGGAACTCCAGTTTGAGCAGTCGCAGCAGATATAATATTTCCAATACCACTATCAACAGCTGAAGCTATATTAAATATACCCATTCCATTTAATGCTTTTTTTCTTCCGCCACATTTATATTTCTTTCTGCCACCGCATCTCATAAATCTATTCTTAAATTCTTTATTAATATCGGCAGTATTTCCATATGCTTGTGTTAAACTTTGCGCACTTTGTATTCCAACTTTTTGAGCAGAAAGTTCATTTTGTTCTTGATTAAGTTTTTCTTGTGCTTCAACTTCTGCAAGTTGTTGTTGGTAATTAGCATCAATTTGGGCTTGAGCATTTGCCATTTGTTGATTAATAGCAGCTTGTTGATTTGCAGCTTGTATTTTTGCAGCTTGTGCTTGTGCTTGTGCTTGTTTTTTTTGTTTACTAGCACCTATAATACCACTAATAATACCAAATAATGCTTTTTGTCTTTTACATCTATTTTTCATAATTATTTATTAAAATAAGATTGAACATCTTTTATTACTATCTCTCGTGTATTATCTCTAAATATAATTCTAACAACTATATATTTTCCTGCCATTAATTTATTATCATTGTATCTATTATCATTAAGAGTTAAATCTGGATTTATTTCTCCGCTAATTCGATTTGTAATATTTTCATATTTATAATCAGCAACTTTGTTTTTGAAATAATTAAAATTCCATCTACCAAAATCATAAAATGGTTTTTTATAATCTTTAATAGATTTTCTTTCTTCTCTTATATTAAGTTCTCCACTATAACAACAATTACTATATAACTTTACTTTTAATATTTCAAATGGAGTATCATACTTATTAGTTATATATGTTATAAAATCAAGAACTTTTATTTGATTATAATTACCATTATTAAAATATACATCTATATAAGAACAAATAGTACCATCTATTACTTCATTATAGAAATCTTTATTTAAAACATTATCTACATATTCATTATAAGTTGTTTTAGAAAACTCTTTTAATTTAAAAGCAGTATCCTTATCTATTATATAAATATTATCTTTCATTGATATAAAAGGATAATTGCTTGTATAACTATGAGCAGATAACCAATCATTATTAACAAGATTATAACTTAATATATTACTATTATTATCTTCATCTATAAAATTAAATAATAATCTACTTCTTACATTATCTTCTCCTATATAAATATGTTTAATGTTTTTACTTCTAATATAATTTATAATACCAGTAGTTATTTCTGTAATAGAATTATTATCATAACGATAAATTACTTTAGCGTTAGAATCATAAAATATATAACCATAATTACCAACGCTATAAGATATAAAATCTTGAAAACCAGCAAAACCTCTTTCTGTAGTAAATACTTCTTGATAATTAACTTCAAATACATCTGGCATTAGCATCTGTACATCTTTATCTTGCGTTTTCAATGTATTATCAACATTGAATACAAACATTGATTTTTCAGTATGTACAATCAATAATGTACCAGCAGCTACAATATTTGTTATTGCACCTTTATTTTCTGTTATTCTTTTATATGCTTCAACTTGAAAATTTTTCCATCTATTTTCAATTGATTCATCTGATATAACATCACTACGATAAACAGTTTGATAATAATTCTCAATAGTGTTTGATATTAAATCGCTTCTATAATTATATATCAACTTTGTTAGATAATCATAATAACAAGCCTCAAGTTTAAATAATTCATTAACTCTACTAGGTTCTATTACGGTATTAATTTTTTGTATATTTGTTGAACCATCACTATAATTATAAGCTATTGTTCTAGGAAGATAATTAGCTTTTTTAGCAAACAAAGGATAATGACTAAAATGTAAATATCTAATAGCAAATACATGTGGTTCACGAGTGCCATCAGCTATAACATTATCTTGATAAAATAATTTCTTTGTTGTATAATTAGTAGGATTAGCAACTGTATCTGATATTAAAACACCATCATAATGGAATTGATAAACACTATTCATTTGCAAATAATAATTATTATTATATTTATAATTTGCATCATCTCCATAATTTCCAGTTGCTCCTGTTTTTAATTTAATAAATCCTAATGGTATTAATTTTTTATCTTTCTTACCATAGAACGTTTTAGCTATTTCATAATGTCCATTCGAATCTACTGTTCCTCTTATACCAACATATAATTGATTTGTATTAAAAGTAATTCCTTTATTTGCTGTAATTTTTAAATGTCCTTCTCTACCAATATTAGTATCTATATTTGGAGTAATAATATTTGTACCTGATACATCATATTTTTCTCCATCAATCAAATTACTATTTTCATAAACATCATAAAATTTTGTTTCATTTTCACTAGAACTTCTTGCTGTTTTACCGCTTAATGTAGCAATTTGTTTTATTATACCAACATCAGTATATCCACCTATTATATCAAATTCAGGATAATTAAAATAAAAAGCAGCAGCACTAAGACCTGTTTTATAAGTTGCATTATATAAATAACTATTTATTGCTGTAGTTAATCCCTCACCTATTTCAACATATTCAGGCTCTTCATAACTAATAAAATATCCAACAGCATCGTCTATTATTGGTATATTTTCAAATACAAATCTAATACCAACTTTCATATTTTGGTCAGCTCTATAAATATAATCTCCATTATTATTTACATAACTTTCCATTTTATAATTCATGCCGTTAGTTGTATAACTATTTAATGTTCTAATTTGAATACCATTGCTATAAGTTCCATCTTTATAAACATAATGTATAAAGAAAGAATAATAACAATAATTTGTTATATAAGTTTGTTCTTCATTTTTACTTAATGTTGATAATTCATCATTTGTTCCAACACAATAAATTCTTACACCAGATGTATCAATATTTTTTAATTTGGTATTAGGATTATCAACTTTATAATTACCAAGATAAACTCTATTTCTATAATTACATAAAGTTCCAACATTATAGAAAGATTGTTCACTTACTGTTAATTCATCAAGACTTATAATTTCATCTAATAATGATACATTAACTGTTTTAACAACATCATAATCATATTTTACTGTACGTCTAGCTTCAGTTCCACCGTTATAATTAATAATATATCCTAATTCAAATTGAGTATATAACTTACTTGTTTCTAATATATCATTAATATTTACAACAACATTTAAACTAATATTACAATATTCTAAATCATCGTTATAATAATCATCTATTTTAACAACAGTAGGTTTTTTATCGCTTTCAATTTCTCCAACTAAAGCTAAATCTAATGTTTGTTTAGCAATTTGATAATTATATTTATCATAAACAATAATAGGCATTCCTATTGGAAACCATAATGTTTTTTCATATTCATTAATATAATAACGAATAAAGAAAACATAAGTACCTGTTCTAATTTTAGAACCTTTATTCAAATAATAATTACTAAAGTTTGCTATTGGAACAATCGGTCTATTTGTGTAAATATCATCATCATTATAATTAGCAATATAAACAAATCTATCAAGATTGATTGTTTTTAAAGCAACATCTTTAGTTGCATTTCTTTCACTAAATGATATTATTAATTCATTATTTACATTATAAGTATATGTTCCAAATACTTCTCCACCACACCATTTCCAATTGGTTGTTAATTCTTTATAACTACCGTCTGTTTTAATTCTTGCAATTTTATTATTATCAAAAAATAAAACAAATTCTTCATTACAAGAAATCACACCAACAATATTATAACCAGCAGGAATATTAGAAAAATCTATTAATGAATTTTCATTTTGAATATTAATACCATCTGCTGTTAAAATAATATTACTAGCGTGACAAAGTTTACCATCAGACATTTGGTCATACGGAGTATCTAAATCTAATTGCGGTATTACTTTCATTATCCTCTAGGTTTAAATGTATAATTATAAAAATAATTTTGCCATTCTTTAGTATCAATATTTCCTTGTATTGTATTAATAACACTTGCTTTAGCTTTACTCTTTAATTGCATCCACATATAATAAGGATTAGTACCATATTGACTAGCATTAAGATTAAATACAGGATGTTTCATACCACGACATAACATCTTATACATACAATAATAAGCAAGTGCTTCTATAAGATTACCATCGTTTGGAATAACAGGTATTTCTTCTTGAAAATATTCACTATATTGAGTTTCAACTTCAAGATTTTCTATATAAATATAATCAGTATTAAAATTTAATTCAATATGATTAGCATCTACTAGCACATAGTTTCTTTCCTCTACGGGCAAGATATAACGGTCAAATGTTATATTTCTTTTATTAATATCATCATCGTTATTATGAACAGCAATACTTTCTCCATAAGTAACATCAGACATACCAGAAACTATAGACATTGTATCAGATAGTTCTTCATTATCTGTCTGTAGCTTGCCCGTAGGGAACTGACAGCCACAATCAACTTTGTCATTTATATTAGCAATAGCACATCCTCTTTTATCATAAACTTTTAATTCATTATTAATTATATTACAAGGACTATATGCTATTCTATTATTAACATTAAGTTTTCGTTTTTTCTTAATAACAGAAAGTATTTTTAATTGTTGCATAGCATCAACACACCATGCAGGAACTCTATTAATCCAATCACTATTATCAGGATTGAAATCGTTGTCTATTTTTGCGATTATAGACTCCATTGGTAAATTTGTCTTGTTCAGCATTTCGTATAAAGTTTAAATAAGACATCTTATCATGTTTAAGTAATATTCCTAATTTATGTGTTATATCACAATTAAGAGCATATATTTCTTCTTTATTTTTACATTTACTAGCAATTTCTTCTTGTGTCATTCCACGTAAATTAGCATTTATAGTTTTAATACGTTCAAATTCTGTACTAGTTTTTCGACCAACATATCGAAGCGTCATTTCTAATTTATAATAATAATTATCTCTTTTATAAGTAATATATTTAACACCATTATATTTAACGCCATGCAGTTTTGCTATTTCAGCATCTTCTTTATTATAAGGTATTAAACCTTTAGCACGAATTTCATCTAATTTAGTTTTAGTAGCTTTAAGGTCAGCCATTTTTTTATCTTTTTTACAACCTTCAGTTTTATATCTATTAATAAGAAATTCAATCTTTTCATCAGCAAAAGAATACATATATCCTTCTAATAAACATTTATGAACTCCATATCTATAATAATTATAAACAATTCTTTTATATTCAGCAAAACTTAAATTTGCTCTTTTATCAAGTAATGCTTTTTTCTTTAATAATATATGAACTCTTTTTACATCATTAAGATATACATTCAAATTATATAAAACACTACTATTAGAATTATATACTTCTCCATGACGCATTAATTGTATAACTTCTAATCGCAATTCTTTATTTAGTATTCCTTCTTTTATTTCTGGATAATTATCAAGATTAATATCAAAAGTTTTCTTTATATAATCTTTTTTAGAAAAAACTATTTCTTCATGTCGATTCTTTACTTCTAAAGCTAATTTTAATTCTTGTTCGACTTTTGTTTTAACATCATTAGTTTCACTTTGAAACTTAGTATAAAAATGTTGCAAATCTATTTCTACTTTCATAACTATTATTTAATTAAATTATCTACAGGAGTTTCATTAGTTTCTCTAGGAACTTGAAGCATATTACGTTTGAATATAATATCTTTAATAGAGCCAATCATATCTTCAGGAAGAAGAAATTCATTATCATCAAGTTCTTCATTATCTTTTATATAATCACCTTTAGTATCTATTGTTTCTGTTTGTATCAAATGTGGATATTCAAATACACTTTCAATAATAATATTTTCAGCATTTCTTATACTATCATTATCTCCGTATATATAAATATAACCATTAACATAATCATAAACAGGAGTTTTACAAAAACCAGCTAAAAGATGATAAAATTTAGCAGTAGCTTCTTTTGCAAACGATATACTTCTATTACCATATCCAATAGTTCTAACAGATAAAAAAGGCATACCATTGGTTAATCTAACAGGAGTAGGCACTTTATTCTTACTACGTTTAATAGCAGGAATTAATAATTCACCACTTTCATAAATATCTCCATCTGGAACATCTATAATTTCTATTCTAAATCTTTGTTCTAGACCTTTGTCTATTACTCTGTTAGTACCATAACTTTTTCTTATTAATTCATTGCGAGTATGAATAATAGCTTGACGAATATTACGTCTTAAAGGTACATTATTAGGTTGACCAACAGCATGAGCTATTTCACTAATTAATTGATTTAAAGTTGCCATATCATCATGTATTAAGTTTATCACAAAACTATTATTGATAACGAATAACATTATGTCATTAACCATCATTAACAACATTAATAACATCATTATCAATATTATTATAAAATAAAAATAATTGCTACTATCGCTGACGCATTTTCAGACTGTCTGACGGACTTTATCCAAATCGTGATATTTACATCATAACGATATACAAAATCGAACAGAGAGCCAAAAAATACCCTCTACGTTGATGTTCGATATAATTTTGTATGTCAGTCAGAATAAAATCATAGTCAGGTAATCGAGAAAATCATCATCAGCAATAATAGCAATTATATTATTATCACTACTAGTAGTTGTAGCTTGCCCGTAGGGAAGTGCTTATGCCTTCATCTGCCCAGCAGCAGTCATAGCATCAATTATATTATCAATGGCAGTTTTAAGATTAGCAACGGTATTATCAGCAGGTTTAGCAACTTTTGCAGCTTGTTTAACAAGTCCTAATGTACTTTCAGTAGCAGCAGTATAAGTAGTATTAGTATCTGCCCAAGGGACATTAACAAACATTTTACCATTACTATCTAATTGTACAGCATAATTTTTACCAGCTGTTGTATATCCAATTTTAACTCCACCGAGAGTTGTACTAGTAGCTTGAGTTAATGCTTTAAGTTCATCAAGTTTCTTTTTATCTTCTTTACTCATTAAACCATCTTTAGCTTGTGTGGCTTTATCAATACCAGCAGCTTTGGCAATTTTATCATAAATACTAATAAGACCAGCACGAACTTTAGAACCATAAGGGATTGTTCCAACAAACTTAATAAATTGTTTTCTTTCCATAATTGTAAGTTTTAATGATTAATTATTTAGTTATTACTGTTATTTTATTTGTATCAACATCAATAGATATAGAATATTTATCTGGATTATCTACAGGTTTACCAGCTTTAGTAAATTGAATACCATTTTGTTCTATTAAATCTACTATATTTTTTGGTATTTCTTTTTCTTCATCAAATACTAATGTAGACCAATAGAAAGGTTTACCATCTGTAGTACTTTCAATATAAAATCCATCATCTTTATCAGATTTCATAAATACAGCAACTCTATCATTTTTAGCAACATCGAAACTAAAAGAATTCGACATTACTATTTTAGGATTAACTCTATTTGCTTCAATAGTTGTTGCTGTTCTACTATTTGGTATTTCTGTAAAACTACCATCTCCATTAATTTTAGCCCACCAAAATTCTACATTATTTACAGTAGATTGTTCGTTTCTAACAAGAAAACCATATTCAGCACTTTTTACTTTACCATTAACAAGAAATTTATAATCTCCTTGTAATTTATCAGGGTCATAAGCTCCTGCATCTTGCCAACTATTATCGTTTATAATATTTTTATCTCCAACTGCTTTTCCAATAGGAACCCTTGTGTCTGTACTATTACAAGTATATCTTAATGCAGCCATTCCTTTTGGAGTATAACAAGTAGTTTTTACATAACCTTTTTGATTTTCTATAATTTTTGCATCATCATGTTCATTACTTATAATAAATACATGATTAAAACTTGGTGTTATATCTCCTTCAAAATCATTTAATATTAAACTAGTAGGTATTTGAGAGCCAATAGGATATAATATAATAGCAAATTCTTTAGCATCTGTTGGTATAGTTAATGAGCCTGATTTGGTATGTACTCCATTTATAACATCTTCTGTTATAAATATATCATCTGTAATTATCCAACCATTATTGAATACAGGTGAACTATTATTATAACTTAATACTTCTGGAGTAGGAGCTTCAAATTCATTACCAATATATTTAAGTATAGATACTTTAAAAGCATTATTTTTATCTGTAATTTTTACACTTGCTTTATATGTTTTTCCTTTACATAAATGAGTATCTATTTTATTATATCTTTTATAAATAGAAAATATAGGCAAATCAACACCATTATCTTTAATAATTAATTGATAATTATCAATTTTAATTTTAGCTTTTGATTTAATGTTTATATGAACATTATCACCTAAATAAAAATCTTCATTGTCAGCTTCATATTCAGCTTTTGGATATATTAAATCTCTAGCTAAGTTTAGATTATTTACTCCATAATATTTATTATCAAAATTAATTCTATATCCTATAAATGTCATAAATGCAGCAAGAGCATTACCATAACCACTATCTTTTGTCATAGCTTGTAGCATAATGCAAGATTTGCTTCCAATAGATATTAGTTCTTCATTAGCAAAATTACATTTAATACCAAAATGAACTCTAGTAAATGCTTTAGCTTGAATTTGTCCAAGATATAATTCTTTTCTTTCTTTATCACCTTGTTTATAATCAATTTGAACAAACATTGGGTTACCATATATATCTGTCATAAATTGATTATTATCATCCATTAAACCAACTTGAATATTACCATCTTGTGTAACACCTGTTGCTGTTTCAAAAGGAGAACATTCAAAATAAACAGCAGCTAAAAAAGTAGTACCACCACTAATATTAGGGTCATCTGTTGTAGATATATCTTGAATAACAAAAGATTTAGTATTTAAATCTTGATAAACAGCTTGTCCACCTTGAACTTTTAAATCACCAAAATATAATCTTTCTTTAGCATTTTTACTATTAATTAATTCATCTTCACCTAATGTAGCAAATATACCTTCTTCATTATCTTTAGAAGTAACAGATAAATCAGCATCAATTATTTCGTTTCCTTCACTATCTTGACCAGCAGGAATAGCGGATATTCTAATACTACCATCAAGTGATTGTAGCATTTTAGATTTAAATGCTTTGTTCTGTATTTTATCTTTAAATACAAATGAAACATCTCCTAAAGCAATTCCTGTTTCATTAGCATCATCATCATGTTCAATGAATAATGGTTTTTTAAATTTTAAATTCTTTACTTCAGGAACAATATTTCCTTTTTCATCAGAAGCACCAATAGTAGATACTTGAGTTTTAGCATGAGAAATAAATTCCCAACCTTGTTCATTCTTTAATGGAATAAAATATCCAGCATAGCTATTTTCTTTAAATATTATACTACTTTTAGTAGTAACACCTTCCATATGTTCTCCTTGAACTACATCTATTTCAACACTACCTGTAGTTATACCTTTAGAATATAATACTTCAACCATAATTATTTGATTAGAAGTATAAGGAGGAAGAACTTGAGCAATATTTTGTCCTTCAGAAGTAATTTGATATACCATTAATAAAGTAGTTGCATCTTTAAATGGAGATTGTGTAAAATCTACAGCATTTACTTCTTCATATCTATTTGTATAAAATAAAGCTTTAATTTCATCAGCAGTTAATCCTTTAACAGCAGGATGTTGATTATTTTCTAAAGCAATAAAAGCTGAATTAGCTTTTAATAATCTATCAAAATCATTAGCTTTAACATTTGACAAATCAGCAGCAGCTAATTTAGCATCAATACCTTTATCATATAATTTAGCTAAATCAACATCTTCTAAATCATTTTTAGCAAGATTAGCATTTTTAATTGCATCATCTAATTTTGTTAATAACTGTTTTGCAATTTCTGAATCAACTTTATTAGATAATACTTTTGCTATTTCTGTTGATATATCGTTTGGCAAATTATCATTAATAGCTTTTGTTACAGCATTTGTAACATCAGCAGATAATTCATTTTGTATAATTGGAGAAACAATACCTTTTAAATTTAAAGCTAAATATTTATCTACAATAGACTTTATTTCATTTGGGTCTATAGTTTGTGTAGCTATATCGTCTCCATATAATATAACATCAGCTATAGCATAATCTTGAAGATTACGAACATCAGCATTTGCTGTAATACTAATATCTAATTCTTGTTTAATGTATTTACCTAATATATCTTCTGGGGTTGTAAATCTATTACCTTCAATACTTACAGTTCCAGATTTAAAATTAGGAACAATATGCAATATAACTAAATTATATTTAATAACACAATTGGTTAATACACCTTTATTTATTTCAAATTCAAAAGGAGTATTTGGATTAGTATAAACTTTACCTTTAAAATGAATATTAGTAGGGTCTATAGGTAATCCATTATCTTTTCTAAATTGCAAACCAATATATTGGTCACTAAGAGTTGCAATACTTTTCATAATAAAATTATTTTATAAACAACCAATAATAATTCCTATACAATCAGCGATTATATCTTTATAATCACAAGTTCCTTTTTTACTTAATTTGTCATATACTTCTTTACCAATTGCTATAATCAATACTATTACAATAGCAATCCATAAATCAATAAATCTTCTAAGTTCTAAAGTAAGACTTAAGCAAACAAGTAGATGTAGAATTTTATCTACACCTACTTTATTAATAATATTGTTTATCATACTATATCTTCTTTACTACTCCATTTATCACTTTCAAGTAAATCGTTTAGTTCTTTACTCCCATATTCATAATTTGGATAAGTCCATTGGATTTCTCCAACTTCATCAGCAGGAAGAGTACTCATACCAAGTGCTTGTCTTTTTTCTAAAAGAGTTTCTTCATGTACGATTACCTCTGTTCCATCAATACTCTTTCTATGAGTTTCAAGTTCTTGTTCTGTGAAGACTAATTTAGCATCTTCCAAAGGTAACACAATAAACTTCATATTTCTTTTAATTTAATTGGTTAATTTACTTCTATTTTATCTATTCCGTCAAGGAGATTGTATTTCTTAATTACTGCTTGTATCTGTTCTTCTGTTAGAGCTTCTTTGAAGCCGAGGAATTTATAGAGTGCCATTTTTTCATTTAGTTCATGGCCGATGTTTGTTCCAATAAGAGGAATATTTTTTTCTAAATTATTATTAAGTATCGTTATACATTGTTTTTTATTAATTAGTTCTTTGGCTAATAATTTATTATTAAGAACCGAATTAATATAAGTAATACCTTTAGTATTTCTTGAATTATATGCAACTGTTGATTTATCAGAATAAATAGCAAATTGATTATCAACAGTTGCATTTCGTCTTTGGTCATATAATATTTTATTTACAACAAATGGTTTTACAAGCATAAACATAGTCTTAAACCCACTATCAAAAGCATCAAAACTTACATAATCATCTACACCATCAAAATACAATGTACCATCTTTATATCCACTGCCATCTTCATTCCAAGCAAAACCATGAGCAACAGCATCATTACCATTACCGCTATAATCTTTTATAGTATTCCTATTTACATCATCATTACTACCTTTACTGAAATCATAATAACAATCAGGAGTAGGAACATTTATTTTATTTTTATTTCTTAAATATCTTCTTCTTATCATACATTACTTACATTAATATCAATAACAATATTATTTATAATATCTATCTGATAAATTTTATTAGCTTCAACTACTAAAGGTTCTTCATATTTCAAATCAGCAGGAAGAACTAATTTAGTGGCAGTTGTTCCACTAATAAATTCAATCATATATTCATTAACTATATCATCATTAGCTACATCTCCTAAAGTAATATTTAATTCAGCAATTTCTCCCCATTTATAATAAATATTAGGACTAATAGTTTTAGTTGTAGCTGTTTCATTAATAAGTTTAAAATTAGTTTTATTTTCAAGATTAATCACTTTAGTTTCAACAGTTGTTACATCAGATTGTATATCACTAACTTGTTGTTTAAGTTTATTAAATTCATCAGGAGAAACTCCACCACCTGTTTCACCGCCTTCAGCAATTCTTGTTAATAATTTAATAACTTGTATACAGAATACATTCCAATCCATAATTGTAATATTTAATAGATTAATATTAATATAATGATAAGTCATTGTAGCTTGCCCGTAGAGGAATACACGACTTATCATTACACTTTTATTTATTCACTTTTATCATTAATAACTTCATCAACTTTTCTATAATTAATACCTAATTTATCACAAATAGGAGCAGCTAACCATTTCCAAAATACAGGAGCAAGAATAGCACTATTTAATAACATTTTCATATCACCGTATCCTATTTTAATATAAACAGCACTAACTATACCAATACAAACAATCAATACTAGTCTTTTTTGCCATGCTGGAACTTTTTTTCTACCATTCATATCATCAATGACTTTGATAATAAAATAAGTAAGTCCATTAATAGTAATCATAAAAGAAAAATCAAAGTTGTTTATTATTAAATCTATTATCTTTTCTATCATAAAGCAAAACATAACCAAATTAATAAACCACCAAGAATAGCTGGAACAGCTCCATCTACTATTGATTTCAAATAGGTTTTATTATTATGCATACCTTCATAAGCAGCACAACAAATTGCAACAAAACTAACAGGTATCATACAAGTAATTGTCATACCAAATGTAATTCCAAACAATGCAGCTACAGCTATTGCTATAATTGCATAAAGTAAATGAGTTCTTGTAATCATAATTGTTTTGTTTAAAGATTAATAATTAATATTATAGTTGTTTCCATGATGTCCAACTATTATAATGCATTCTTATATATGCTAATCCATTATCTCCACCTGCATATATTTTTGTAACTGTATTGGGTATTAAATAGCCGTAGTATAACATGCGTTATACGGCAATGCTCTTCCATTCATTCCACTTCCCATCAACATGATTGTAAGTTCTAACCATTAAAGAATAGCCACCATAGGACATTGACTCCTGAATGCATGAATCGCCACATTTAATCGAGAAAAATGGGCCAGGTTGTGGCGTATTAGAATAAGTCGTATATGTGCCCACTTCATTAATATCGTGATAATTACCTTTTTCGAGAAACCCAACTCCCATCAGTCCCGCCAGAACTGAGGCAACCCGCTCTTTTGTCATCACTCCCGCAACTTTTCCGTTTTCATCTATACACACAAATTTAGATATATCTTCAAGTGTCGGTAGTTCAGCAATTTCACCACTTAATTCTTTTTTACCTACATATTCAGTCAAATTAATAGCAGCTTCATATTGTCCTAATAATCCCCACGCATCATTAACAACAAGATATTCATCATATTTATTTGTTTCTCCTTGTTTAACAGATATTTTAAGATATATTTTATTTTTATCTTCATCAGTCATTGAAGGAATAGAAGGTAAATCACTAACAACTCTATAAATATTTAAATCTAATGTTGATATTCTATCAGCTTCTCTTTTAGCATAATCTCCTTGTTCTTTAGCATAAGTTGATTGCTTATTAGCTTCAGTTATAGCTTCTATAACAGCTGGTTTTAAATTATTATTATAATCTGTTTGTATTTCATTAGCTGCATCATAAGCTGGTTTTTTTAAATCTTCAATTTGCTCAGGTGTAAAATCTTCATAACTAAATTTAATAGTACCGCTATTATTCCATTTAGGGTTACTAACAACATTGCCATTTTTTTCTACATATAAATATAAATTGCCATCAATAAGATAAGCATCTCCATATTTACCAGTATCAGGTAATTCATCTTCACCAGTAAGATTAGATATAATATTTATACTAGCTCCTGTATCTCCTTTTAGATTTTTAAATTCAAGATTTATAACTCTATTAAATTCATCCCCCGATAATGTTACAACAACTTCTGGAGTTCCTATATGATTATCAACAGTGGCTGGTACATTTTGTATAGTAGCATTTTTACCACTAGCTATTTCCATCCAATATTCTTCATTATCAGTAGGAGTTCCTTTTGGTACATTTTTCTTAGCAATAAAAGTTTTACCGTTATCATTTATTGTATCAAGAATTTTATAATCTCGACTAACATCGTAATCTCCTTGTGGAGTTATACTAACTTTACCTAATTTTCTTATTATCGGTTTCATCTTTATTTACTTTTTGATAAATATTACCATCTTCATTATTAACATAAAAATCAATATCGTCTATTGTTATTTCTGTTCCTCTTATTCCAATCATATCAGGATGTTCGAAATAGAAAGTTTCATTATATATTTCTCCATATTTATTAATTATATTATCTATATTACAATTTATAAAACTTATAAAGAAATCAGCATCTTTTTCAAATCCTAAATTATAAGCGGCAACAGCAGATTGAAATAAATTCCAACAATCGATAATTTGTTTATTAACAACATTATCAGGTTTTTCTTTTATTGCTTTATTATTATTAATTATAAGAGTTATAAGTTTTTGATAAATTGTGATATAATTTTCAGGAATAAGAAGATAAATATCAGAAAGTAATATTTCTTTTATATTTGTATTATTAACAAGAGTTGGTGAACCGTCATCATATGCAACATGACCGTTTGCATCTCCTATTGGAGTTTTCATTGTATACCTAGAAAGAAATGTTTTTGTGGGTCCACTAATTTCACATGTTATATCAAGTTTATTATAAATTAAACTATAAAGCCCATATGAATCATTTCTTATAATTTTTGTTATTGAATATTCAGTTTCATTTTCAATTATATGACCATTTATTACATTATATGATTTAACAACAGCAGTTTTTACTTTTGTATTTTCAGGTTTGTGAAAACGAAATTCAGGAGCAACTATTCTTTTTTCATATTTTGTACTAGATGCTTCTTGACTAATATTAATTGTTTTATTATTATTACTTTCTGTTTGTGTAATTGTAACAATAGCTGTTCTTACAAAATCTAAATTTTCATCAACAGATATTTGAGTTGAATTATTACTTACTTTACACCATGATTGATTAGATGAAACATTATAAGGTACATTAACTTGTTGGTCTTGATAAACACCATTAATGTATAATTTTCTATAACTTTGTATTATAAAATTTCTTGTAATGCCAGTACGTTCATAATTAGGAACACTTATTTTAGTTTCAGTTACTTCAAGAGTATACTTCCATTCAGATGTTCCAGCAGCTTGTTCTAAACTAATTGGTAATTCTTTATTACTTTCATCTTGAATAAATCTAACACTACCTATTCTTATATTAGTTGTTTTATTTTCACTAACTTTAATTTCGGCAGTATTATTTGTTGTTGCATCAACACTATAACCATCGCCTTGTATAATTGTTTTAAAAGTAACTTGTACTTTACCACCTGAAGGATTACCATTTAATAATTTTTGTTTTTCAGATGTTATATTAAATGTTTTTTGACTAGCATTATATGGAAAACTAACTTTATTTGTTCCTTCTGCTACTGTAAATGTATATTCATAAGATTCAGTAGAAGCGTTTTGAATAATAGTTACAGTAAATTGTTTTTTACTTTCATCTTGTATAAATGTTGCAGTTCCTTGCTTCTCTTCTTCATCTTGATTTTCTGAAATATTTATAACATTTTTATTAATAGAAAATCCTTCTGTAATTGATGAATTATAATTAATTTGAATAGCATCACCGTAAGGTTTTCCGTTAATAGTTTTTTGTTTTGTTGATATAACATTTAATGTTTTATTACCTCCAGTGGCTTCTACACGCATAGTATCTGAATCAGTTTCAAAAGTATAAACATAATCAACTACAGCTGGTTGCTGTACAATTTTAATTCTTACTTCTTTACCTTCAGCATTATTTTGTGTAACAATTAATGTATCTTCTCGTGTTGTTTCAGATATATTTTCTGTCATATTCCAAACAGCACCATTTTCACTAACACCGCTTAAAAATCCTCTAACAGAAGTAATAGTAAATGGAACTTGTTCTGGTTCACCGATAGGTTCACTACCATAATAACCTTGTTTAGTAGATAAAACAGTTATTGTTACTTTTCCATTTAAAGCTGGAATAATACTATTATTAGTAATTGCTTGTAAGCTATATATAATAGTTAATTCTCCAGCTTTTTGTGTAATAGGAATTTCAATATCTTTTGATGTTCCTAATTCAGGTCTATTAATAATAAGTTTGCCTGTACGTGCTTTATAATCATTAACTTCAGCTATAACTTCATTCTTAAATACGTCATAATTAAAACCGTATCCATCAATTTTAGCGTTCCATTCAACTGGTATTTCATCCCCTACGGGCAAGCTATCTTTTAATGCTCGTTTACTACTTTTTGTAACATTAAGTTGAATTCTTCCACCTTCTTTTTCAAAAGTAAAAGATTTAGGTTCATATTCAAAATAATATTCATATTCAGTAGTATCTTTAGCTTGATTAATAATAATATTTATTCGTTTATTACTTTCATTTTGTTCAAAATAAATATTTCCTATTCTTGCTTCAGAAGAATTAGGTTTAATGGTTAAAGTTTTATTATTATAATTATATATTATCCAATTAGCATCATTTATATTATTGTATCTTATATCAAATGGTATATCTTCTGTTTGAATATCATTTCCATCTGATACAGTTTTTGTCGATGTAATTTGAATATTTATTGTTTGTCCTTTACCATCATCTTCAATAGTTGTTCCACCAGACATTACAAATTCATAAGTTGTAATAAAATTTGGTGTTTCATATATCCAACCATTACAAACTATACAAATATGTTTATTACCTTTTTCATCAATATAATAATTATTTGCTCCTTTATAATTAGGTATTTTAATTGAATTATATATTTTATCAAGATTAGATTTTATATAATCAATAAAATAATCAGCTTTATCAATTTCATTCTTTTCAAAACAAACAATAGCAAGTTGAAATAAATTCCAAAGTTCTATAATATTTTTATTATTTGTTTTACAAGAAGCAGAACAATCTTTAATTATATCTATACCATAAGAATATAAACAATATGCAAGTTTATTATAAATACAAATATAATCAAGTGGTATTTTTAAATACGGATATTTATTCATATACTATTGTATTACTTAAATCAAATAATTTTAATTTAGTATCATCATCAAATATATCTATATTGTCAAATCCATGTAAAACAACAATAGATAATATTTGTCCAATATCTTTTTCTTTTCCTTGTATCATAAATCCAAGTTTCTTTTTCTTGATATTATTTGTTTCTATTAATACAAGTTTTTCTTCATATCTCGGTCTTATAATATTTATATCTAACATTTTTCTAAATATTTATTAGTTACATAAATACAATAATCATTTATTTTGATATTTATCTTATTATTTATATTATAAAGTTTTTGTTCTTTATTAAGATTTTCATTATAAATAATATCTATCAATACATCTTTAATTTCATTTTTCCAATCTACTTTTATATAATCAGTAATAGGATTTATATCAGTATGATAAAGTATTAACGCACTATACAAACTATAATATTCAGCATTAACAATATCTTCAATATTATCTAATATATTTTGTTTATTAATCTGAATATTATTTGCAATAATTGTATCAGTTCCAAATTTTATAACAGAATTAGCAGATGATTTAAACAAATGCTTAATAGCATTTACACATCTTTCTTTATCTTTATCTATTATATTTTTTGTTGTCAATGTTATAAAATCACTAATTGTAGAAATACTATCAACTAATTTTTGATTAATAATTATTTGATGCTTTTTTACTTCTTCTTCTTTATTATGTTTTTTAATTTCTTTATAAGTATCAATTATTTTAGCAATAACAAGATAAATACCAACAACAATAGCAGACCAAACTCCTTGTTCTATAGCACTATTCATCAAATCCATAAAAACATATACAATAAAAGGAGTTACCAATACTAATCATAAGATTAATATCAATAACTCCTTTTTGATTAATATTCGGCTAACATTTCTAATCAATTAAGTTATTCAGCAAGTTTAGCAAGTACAGCTTCAATTTCAGTAACAGTTGTACCTGTCGGCAAAGCAATTTGAACAATTTGATTAATAGCAGTATCTACAGTTCTTGTAGTTCTAGGTTCAGCAAACTGAAGAGTATAAACAATAAAACCTGCATCAGCAGAATCGCTTGCCCGTAGAGGATTAAGAGGATAATGACCACGATAAATAAAATCATCAAATGTATCTGTATATCCCATATCTCCAGCAGCTTGTAACCACATTTCTTGAATAGCTTTAGCATCGTTAATTGGGGCAACAGCATGAGTAGGGGTCTGAGCAGTTCCAGCTAAATCATCAGCAAATACAATTTCATAATCTTGTCGCTTATCATTACCTGTAATAATAACATGACTAGTAGAACCTGTTACTTTAATATCAAGTTCAGCTGCATTAGCTGCAAAATATTTTCTAAAATAAGCTGCAACTGTGTTTGCTGTATCACCATCTTTCGCCAAATAAGTTCCTGTCCATTTATTTCTATGATTAAAAGGCATGCCTTTCTTAACAAGAATCATAGTATAAGTAAGACCAACTGTAGGAGCAGGAATTGTTACATCACAAGTAAATGCAGCACCAGCAGAATAAACACTTTTTACATAACTAAAGTTATTCTTATAGATTGGAATATTCCACATCTTCAGCCCATCGTGATAAAGAATAACTCCTTCTTTTTTAATTTTTGTACCATCACTATCAATTTCTAATCCTGTATTACTAGTTCCTGCACCACTATCTTTAAAAGCTGCAAATGTAATCTGACCAGCAGTCAAAGGAATAGTCTTAGGATAAGTAGTCATAGGAGTTTTTTGTCCTAAAATAAATCTTCTCATAATTCATTAATTTAATTTTTACTAACACTAGATAAATAATATTTTACTGCATCATTTACTATATCATTATGAAGATATATCGGTAAATCACAATTTATATTATTATCCCCATATTCTTCATCATATACAACTGTATTTGGTAATTTGATATAACTATACTTTATTTGTTTAGGTTTTGTCTTATCATTACCATTATATAATTGTATATTTATTTCATTTTCAGTACCAAATGCAGTAACTATAGGATATGTCTTAGATGCTCTATTGCAAAAATCTCGTAATGTATCACTAAGTTCTTCATTCTCAATTATTCTACATTCATAAAGTTTTGCATCATAATAAAGTTTAAAGCCTGTTATCAACATTATTTCGGTAGTATCAATATTAAATGTAAAAGGATTTATTTCAGTACCTTCTCCATTGATATTATCTGCATTAATAATTCCTTCTTTATATAAAGTTCGTAAACTATTTAATGGAGATACTCCTATTTGTTTTGCTTTATTAGTTGGTATATTACCAATATTTTCAGCTAACAAATTTCGAGTTTTTGCAATAATAGCATTATTAAGACATATATCTATATTTTCAGAAAAGATAGCACGTACAGTCTGTAACCCCATCTGTTGTGCTACCTCTCTAAACATAACGTGCATCTCTTCTATTGTCATATTACATATAATTTAATTTATTCTTATATGCTTCAACGGCATTAGCATTATCTGGATTAGTAAACCATATCACAGCTTCTTTCATATTTGCTCCAATATAATCACCGCTATCAGCAGCAACAATATTTTGTGAATAAGGATGTCTATTAAGAACTCCATTTTCGATAAGACGTTCAATCAATGATTTAACAACAAGTTGTTTATCTGAACATATCTTATTAAATTTAACAGGTTCTTCTTGACTAAATTTATCAAGATTATTCTGCTGTACAATCTTACTTTCAGCAAGAGAAGCAGTAATAGGCAAACCTTTAATAACACAATATTGAACATAAACATCTTTAAAGTAATCATCATCATCACAAATTCCAACATAATTACGTTTAGCTTTGTTAAGTTCAATACGCAATCCTTCTTGCAGTTTAGCTTCTTTAGCTTCATCTTTAATCCAAAAACGAATAGACTTATCATTATTGATTAAAGCTGGCTCTTTTGCTATATCTTTATACAACAAACAATGTCTATATAAAAGATAATCAGCAATATTTTCAGGATAACCATATTTGTATTGTTCACTTTCAAGAGCATTAAGAGCTATAATTTTCTTTTCAAGTCCTTCTTTAAGAGCTTTAGTATTTGTTTTGTCTATTGCATCATATTCAGCATTAATTTTATCTTCAGCCTCTTTATATTTAAGATAATATCTATACTGATAATAAACAAAACTTGTATTAAGTTTAACACCTAACTTATCTACTTTTACTTGAATGTTATTCAAATACTCTTTGACTTTTGTAATATAATTTTCATTACTAGGAGAAACTCCAATAAGATTTGGAAAATAAGCATTCATTTCTTCTTTATTGCTAGCTAAAGCACGTGAAGTACGAACACAACTACCAATATACTCATTACGTTCATCTAATACTTTATCGTTAGCTTTTCTATAGAAAGAATAATTGTTTGTCAAGGCAATAGTAATACTTCTTTTATTTGTATATTCTTTACTAAGAAACGCCTCTCGTTCCTCACTATTTGAAAATTTTTGTTTTACTTCTTTAGTTTCTTCTGTGGCTTCTTTTGTTACTTCTGCTTTATTAGCATTACCATTCGTCATACCAAATTCTAATCCCATAATACTATTATTTTAAATTATTACAATACACATTTCAACAAGAACATCTTAGTTGTATTATTAACCTGCAATCCCATTGAACCTTTAATTTCATAACGAGCCATATCAACATCTGTAGCTGCATGACCAGTAGAAGGAATACCCCAAGATGCAGGAATAGGTGTCATACCTTCAATAACTTTTGCCATATATTCTTGTCCAGCTTGCTTAACAATACGAACATTCTGTACACCTTTATAACTAGACATATCAATAAGACAAGCCTGATGTGAAGTAATAGGAAGTCCTGTACGAGGATGAATCATACCATTCTGTTTAGCAGCTTCAGCAGGAGTACCGTGGTCAAAGAAAGCACAATGTTTAACTGTAATAGTATGACCATCTGGTGTTTTATACTGATTAAAGTATTTACCATAAGCAAGACCATCACCGTTTTCCATAATTTTCTTTTCTCCAAGTGGAGTAACAAAACCTTTAGCTCTTGCATCATTTTCAACTGCCAATTGGAAATCTTGAATAAATCCTTTACCACCCATAAGAACAACATCCATTGTTCCATCATCAGTATCTTTATTCAAAACATCACCAATAGTTCTTTCAAGTTTAGTCAATGTCAGATATTCACCATAAGTATCATAATTACTTTCACGACAAATTTCTAACATACCAGCAGTATGATAAATAGGTTTACCGTTATCTCTATCAATAAGTTTAACAGTACCATCAGGCAGTCTATTATATTCATGCAGCCACAAGCGTTCTTCGTTCATTACTCGCATATTCAAGTTGAACTGCCGCATTTCTTCATTAATCCAAAGTTTATTACTAGCACCATTTTCATCAATAAATTCATATTGAGTAACAGTATTAGCAAGATTACCAGCAATTTCTTTACTATATCTAAAGAACTCTAATTGTGAAGTCATCTCACCAGGACCCATAGAATTACTTCTATTACCTTTAGAATAACTTTCACTAACAGTAGGAGCTGTTAAACTCCAATATTTACCTTTAGTTAGAAGGTCTGGGTCAATAAAGAAATTCGGGTCAGGATTAGTACAAACAAGAATATATTTATATCCATAAGCACTTTGTCCACAATCTTTCTGAATACGAACTTGTGTAATACCGTCAGGTGCAAGCAAACCATATTGTTCAATAAACCAATGAGAAGCAAAATGAACTTCAAATTCAGTACCACCAATACCAGGTTTAGTATTAGCTGTATTAAAATAAGTTACATAATCAGTAAACTTCATTTTTCCCATAGTTTTCCAAGTCCACTGAACAGTCTTACAAGTAGTAATACCTCTACTACCTTGTCCTTCTGTCATAAAACTAAGTGGAAATCTATCACTATCCATACCATAATTATAAGTAAGGAAAGCATTTAATTCAACAGGACGAGTAAGCTGGAGATTAGCAATAGATTCTTCATTAGAATAACCTCTATCATCATATCTACCAGTACTCAATTTTCGCATCGTGTACATAAATAAAATGATTTTAAATTAAACATTAATAACTTCCTGCTATTTTATTAGCAGTAGAAGCAGCAGTATTTGTTTCTTCTCTCTTTGGTTTAGTAATAGTTACCTTTGTCTTTTTATTTGCAGAAGTCAATACTAATTGTTTCTTCTTTTCTTCAGCCATTGCTAAATTAATAAGACTAGTATAATCATTACCTGTAAAATCTAAATAAGCCTCAAGAAGTTGTCTTTCGCATCTTTCTCTTGGAGTCTTATTCATTAAAGAATATTCATATCTACTAACACCTTTATCATCAACTTGATAAACATAATTATAGAAATCATTCAAAGAAACAGTAACTTGTTTACCATCTCTATTGAGCATAATTACTTCAGGAAGTTTGTAACCAGCAATTTGTTTATTGTCAATTATTTCTTTGACCATTCCCCAATATTGCTCTTGTTCTTGTTGCTCTTTTATTATTCTTTCTTGTGCTTCTTTAGCAATTTGTTCTTTAATTCGTTTATCATATTCTTGCAATCCTTCTAATTCAGATTGGGCAACATCTTTTAATTGATTACTATCTTTAAGATATTTAATATAAGCATCAACATTACCTGCTCGTTTACTTTCTTTCCAAGCTTCACGAATAATAGCTTCTTGTTGAGCCTCATTATTTTCATCAATTACAATAGAACTTCTATCTTTATTTTGTCCAAATCCTTCATAAGAATTACCATTTGCAATATAATAATTAAGGAAATCATTTACAATAGGATATTTTTCAATTAATGCTTCAATACCAGCTTTAGCAAATTCTTCTTTCTTTAATTCAAGAACTTCATTAACATAAGCCGCAGCTCCTTGTGGTGTATTTTCAAATATTACATCTTTGCCATCTTCATCAGTAATTTTTGTTCCAACAGCTTCAATCATACCATTAATATCAAATACTGGAGTTTCATCTTTTTCAGAAACTTCATATTCATCAAGAAAAGCTTTTACATCGTTAACTTCTTTAAAAATATTACCATCTTTATCAACTAAATCACCTTTCTCATTAACAATATAATTATCTTCACCTAAAGTAACAACAGTTCCAACTTCTAAATTATCATCACCATTGTTACCACCTTCTCCATTATTATCTGTTGG